TACCGGCGCGGTGCGTGACAGGCAGTCAGGGAAGGGACGCTACGACTTGCTGAGCCCGATAGCTCTTCGTCGGCTGGCCAAGCACTTTGAGAACGGTGCCACCAAGTACTCGGACCGGAACTGGGAGAAGGGGATGCCGTTGAGCCGGTACCTGGACTCGGCGCTCCGACACATCTTCTCAATCCTGGAGGGCAAGACGGACGAGGATCATGCGGCCGCCGCGGAGTGGAACATGCACGCGTTCATGCACACTCAGGAGAAGATTGTGTCCGGAGCGCTTCCAGAGGCCCTGGACGATCTACCACACCCATAGGCGCCTTTACAGAAAAGGCGTGAAGCCACGAACCTGCAGGACCGTCTATTTGGGTCTTCATTGAACGAATAGGCGGTTCCTTTGGGCTGGCATCTTCCACGTGAACAAGAGGTCTGGCGGTTTCTGACTCGAGCCAAAGAGCTGCGGGAAGTACTCGTTGAGGAGTACTACCCCTTTGCTCAGAAGGTTGTGAAGCAGTTTTGCAAGCGGCGCCGGATCCCATACGACGAGGTCGCCGGCTCCGAGCATGACGGACTGATGCGCGCTATGCGAAACTACGACGCTGAGTCCGGTGTTCCGTTTGAGGCCTTCCTGCTCTTCCATCTTCGTGGAGCCACGCTCGATTTTGCCCGGACGAACGAGCGCCGTCCGTGTCGACACGGGGAGCGGCCTAAGTTTGAGCTCGGGCCCTTGGGTGATATTGGGGAGGCCGAGCTTGGGCACAAGCCGGACCAGCAGCGAATCGAAGTTCAGGAATTGCTCCTTCGCGTTTTGAAGAAGGTGACCACGCCGCTGCGACGCAACATCCTTGTGCGTTGTTGCATCATCGGTCTGCCTTCTGTTGAGGCCGCCCACCTGATGGGTATCTCCAACGATACGGTTGAGGCCGAGCTTGTGGCTGTGATGCAAGAGGCAGCGGATATCGTGAAGGAGCTTGGAATCTCCACGGCTTCATTCGAGAACGCCAACCCATCTATGTACAAGCTTAGGCGCCGGGCAGCGATTGGTCTGCTGACGGATGGCGAGCTCGTGAAGCTTGGGGCGGAACAGCTGATGTCGTCGGAGCGCAAGAAGGAGATGCCAGATCCGGATGCACGGCCTCTTGTTGGCACGTGCAGTAACTGTGGACACGATGTGATTGGCCCCAAGGGTATCCATGGACCCATTCCCGTTACGTGTGAGTGTGGTAGCTTGGTCGAGGTTGTGTGATGGAGAAGAAAGAACGCAAGCGCAGAGCCGTTGTGGATTGGGGCGAGGCGGAGTTCCTGTACGTTCACACCCCAGACATGACCATGGAACGTATCGCCAATATCTTTGGATGCACGTCAAGAGCTGTTCAGAAGCAGGCGACAACAAAGGGCTGGACGGATAAGAAGATGCTGTGCCAACAGCAGCTAGCGGAGGCCAAGCGCAGTGTCCGGCTGGACCAGTACCAAGACGTGTTGCAGCGCTCGATCGCTAACGCTGTGACGTTCCAGGAAAAGGTTGCTGAGGTGTTGCCAGCATACGGGGATATCCTCCGAGCCCAGGTTGCTGACTACATGGAACGATACAAGAAGTTTGTGCAGGACAAGAAGGACCATCCCGATAAGCGTATCCCGATGCCAAAGTCACCGATCTCCCCGAACGATATTCGCGCTATCGTGATCGCCCTGCGGGAGATACACGCTTGGGAGAGGCTGCGACAAGGGAAGCCGTCTGACATCCATGGCCACCTCGCCGTTGAGGTTTCAATCCTTGATTTGCTGCATGGAAACACGGCGGATGACGAAGAGGCATCAGATGGGAGCACGGCGCTCAATGCACCTTCCGAATGAACCGCACGAGCCCGTTGGGTACAAGCAGGCGCGCAGCCGCCGGCAAAAGGCTATGGAGCGCTACTGGAAAAGCGGCTCGGATGGAGCGCTCAAATTCTGCGAGGATGTCTTTGCCTCAAAATTGATCGAGGACCAGCGCACGTTCATCAAGCAGGTGTTCGACCCAAAGCTCCGCAAGATTGCGTGGGCAACGGGCCATGGGTATGGCAAAGGCTTCACTGCCGGAAACCTGGCCGCGGCGTTCACACTGCTGAAGTACAACAAGACAAACCCGCCCCTTGTGGTTATCACAGCACCTACTGGCCGCCAGGCGAAGGGGGCACCATGGGACGAAATGAAGCGATGCGTTGAGCGAATGTCGACGAAGGCGCATCGTGGCAGAACAATCGGAGCTACAACCTACACGTTCAAGATGGACAACCGGGATGATATGCCTGGTGAGAAGGAGTGGAAGATTGGTGGGCACCGTGTCGCAATCAACTTCACGATTGAGCCGGAGCAGTCATCAGCGTTCCAAGGGTTTCACGCCAAAGAAATCCTGATCATCATCGATGAGGCTAGCGGCGTCGATGACAGAATCATCAAAGCGGCGGAGACGTTGGCAACGGGTGAAAAATCCACGATCGTGATGCTTGGCAACCCAACCGTGTCGGGTAACGCTTTCCACAGAGCCTTCTCTCCCGAGAGTGGTTGGACGGTGATGCGCTCGAGTTGCTTCAACCATCCGAACGTCACGTCCGGCAGAGAAGATATTGGTGGTGCTGTTACGCGCATGTGGTTGGTGGACCAGTGGAATGACCAAACCGTAGGCGATGGCCAGCCACTGGTGTTCCCATCAGGCCCTGTGACTAACTGGAACTGCTGGAAAGAGTATGGTCGTATCTCTCAGCACAAGAACCCGTGGTGGATGGGACACGTGATCGCGGAGTTCCCGGCTGACGTCACCGACCGGCTGATAGCATCGTCGTGGGTTGAACGTGCTTTCTTGCTGGATCGTGGTTGTGAGGGTGACCGGTACATGGGTGTGGACGTGGCACGCTTTGGTAGAGATAACACGGCCATCTGTATTACGACCCCAACCGATGCCCTGCACCTGGAACTGCATCCGATCACGTCCGGTCCGCAAGCGGTGAAGTTGGTGCGCTCGGCGGCCCGGGACTTCAACGTGGATCCCCGTCGTGTCAGCGTGGACGCAACGGGTATGGGCGGCATGGGTGTTGTGGACTGGCTGCAAGAGTTTGCGAAGGTGCCTATCACAGGGAGGGAGCAGACGTTCTGGAAGTACTGCAACGGTGTCGAGTTCGCAAGCAAAGCACACCAGGAGGAGCGGTTCACGGATCGCAAGACCGAGTTGCTCTGGAACCTTCGAGCTCGGCTCGAGCATGGGACCCTTGGCCTGAAAAACCTGTCGCCCCAAATCAAGGACATTTTGCGCAAGCAGTTAACCGCTATCATGTACGAGATTCGTGGTGGCCGGTTTGCAATTGAGAGCAAGGATCAGTATCGCAAACGTGCTGGGCATTCGCCTGACGCCGCGGAGGCGTTGGCGTTGGCTTGTTGGCACTGGGGCGAGCGGGTCAAAAAGGAGGAAGGCCAGACGGTGGAGGAGGTTGCAGAGTCTTTGGGTATCACGATCACTGGCGGGTCGATCTCGGAGGCGCCCATGGAGGTTCATGTGGAGAACGGCCGCCGGGTATCCTCGAAGAAGTTGTCTGAGTCCCGTCCAGAGGAGGACGAGGCCGACGACAAGGAATTGGAGCAGCTGTTGAAGGACCTGGAGGATGACGTCGATTACTCTTTGCAGGACGATGATAACGAAGGAGGGCCGTGGAGTGGCTAATGTTGCCAGAGCATGTGTGAAGGCTCCCGATGGGCCGCAGGATCGTTGGGGGTTTGAGCGACTCCTGAAGAAGTTTCGATGGCGGGTAGAGAAGGCAGGCATCCTGAATATGTGCAAGGATGCCGCTGTGTACGAGAAGCCGTCGCAGAGGCGGCATCGGGAGCGGCGTTGCCGCGCGGGATGAGAATTGATATGGCGCTTGTTGACGCGATTGTCGACAGCGTCGTTAAAGTTGCGGAGTCCGCGTTGCGCCGGGAGGTTCGACGCGCCGTGATCCAAGAAGGGTTCAAGCATGGCGACCAAAGGAAAGCGGACTCGCAAGACGAGCAAGAAGCCCAGGACAAGTCCAATCGGTCCTACCTCGAGGAAGGTATTGAGCACAACTGATATGCTGTCCGAGTCAGAAATTGACACGGCCATAGCTAACGATCTGGACATGGAGGAGCGGGAGGTTCTGGACAAAGCTCTCCAAGGGATGTCCCGTAAGGATCGGTTGGAGCTCTACGATCGCGTCGGGGCCAGCGCCATCTTTGTGGACACCACTTCCGCCTGGGAAAAACAGCTTGGTGTGTCACAGCCGCAGAACTTCACAGAGTACATGAACCACAACCTGGGCTGGGTCTTTGCTTGTACCCGAGCTAAGGCGGCCGCTGTAGCCGCGGCGAAGATGGGTTGTTTCCGGAAGGTAGGCAAGCAGTGGAAGGAGCTCGAGTCAACGCATCCGTTGTGTAACTTGTTTGCACAACCAAACCCGTTCACGACGCGCAGTGAGCTCCTGTACCGATTGATCGTTGACCTGGAACTGCTTGGGAACGGTTATTGGTTCATGGCCGAGACGGAACTTGGGAAGAAGATGGAGGACCCATTCGTCAAGGAGCTATGGTCGCTGCCGGCGAACGAGGTTCGTGTTGTTCCTGGCGAGACGATGGACACGTTCATCAAAGGCTACATCCACACCCCGGGCGGCCGGGACAAGGACAAGGTCCCGTATGACGCGTCACAGATCTTGCATTTCAAATACCCGAACACCAAGGACCCGTACTATGGCGTCGGCACCTTGGTGGGAGCGGCTCATGCTGTAAACGTTGACGAGCATATAGACGCGGCGCAAGATCACACGTTCCGCAACGTCTGCTTCCCCGGTGTGGTTCTTCAGAAGATCGGAGACACCGAGGAAACAAAGAAGCTTGATCGCGCCAAGCGAAAGGTTGTTGAGCTCTACCTGCGGAGGTTTGTTGGAGCGAAGCGTGCTGGTCGATCCTTGATCCTGGATGGGACTTGGAAGTTTGACTCGTGGGGTGATAAGTCCGCGGAGATGGACTTCCAGCAGTCGTCGGAACTGATCCGCAAGAAGATCCTGGCGGTGTTTTCGACCGGCCCCGCGATATTTGGAATGCTGGAGAACGCGTCGCGAGCCAATATGGAAGCGGCCCAGTACGCATACGCCAAGTGGAACATTGACCCGACACTGATGCTGATCCAGGAACGGCTGAACGCTTTCCTGGTTCCTAAGTTCGTGAAGTCTTTGGTCCCGGGTAGTCGAGGCACCGGGAAGTATGAGGAGCTTCGGGTTGAGTTTGAGCCGACTGTTCCGCGCGATGAGTCCATGGTCTTGACGCGCGCCAACTCAGGTCTGGAACGTGGTGCTATCTCCCCGAACGAGTGGCGCATGGAAGTCTACGGTTGGGACCCGCTTCCGAAGGTAGCAAAGACCCGTGGCGACACCCCTTGGGTTGGTTTGGCGAAGGTTCCGCTGCTTGACATTGAGGGAGAGGAACCGCCGGCGCCACCACCAAAGGCACCATCGAAAGAGGAGGACGAGTCCGAGGAGGAAGCTGTCGAGGAAGAGGAGGACGAGGAGGACGTTAAGAAGAAGAAGGGGTTCCGGTCCTTGGGGTCGAACATGACGCCGGCGGAACTGGCCGACTACTTGGCGGACCCCGTTGCGGAGGCCCGGGCTTTGGACAGGAAGATGAAACCACATGTGTGGGACCTGGTCAAAAAGGGGGCGCTGACCGAGGCCGAGACGGTTGGACCTGCACAGGTCGAGCAGGCAGCGGAGGGTGAGGTGCGGGCTGACGAGGACTACGACATCAAGATGGACTCGAAGCCCTTCGTTGACGCACTGGAAGAACGTGCTGAGAAGCATTGGAAGGACACGATCGCAAACACGAACCGGGACGAGCTTCTAAAGGTGATCCGAAGTGGGATTGCCGACGGGCTTTCCCCGCTGGATATTGCCGACCTGATTGACGAGTCAATAGTGACAGGCGCCGCTGGTCGTGCTCGTAACATCGCGCAGACCGAAACAATCGGGTCCTTGAATAGTGGTGCTCAGGCCTTGCGTGAGTCCAGGGGGATTCCGTACAAGGAATGGATCTCGACCTACGACCAGGTCGTGCGGGAAACGCATCTGAAAGCCGATGGACAAATCCGGGCGGCGGACAAGAAGTTCCGAGTTGGTGCGGCATGGCTGCGTTACCCCGCGGACGCTGCGGCGGGACATCCGGAGGAGGTATGCCAATGCCGGTGTGCAAGCAGCGGCACGTATGACAAAGACGGCAGTGTTGCTGATACCCGTGCACAGGTCGGACAGATTTGGATTCGGCAATACGACGCTGAGGCCAAAGCGGTGGAGCAATCCATGTCCCGTTACTTCCGGGAATATCGAAAGCGCGTTCAGGCCAGGATCAAAGCGGCTGTGTAGCAGTGTTGGGGCCCCATAGTATGGGGCCCCTTCAACGTCCTTTTCTTTACGAAAATACGAAAACAACTATTGACTCGTGGTCCCCATAGACTAGTATGTGGTCGAAGGCCATTAGGGTCTTCCTTGAGAGAGGAGACGCAACGATGGGTCATGAGATTCAGGTTGAGCGATTCCGAGACCGCCGCGGCCCTGCTTGGCACCGGATACCAAACGTGTGGAAGCCGGACGTACAGCGCTCCTGCTCGGAGGCGATGGCGGAGGTTGGCCACGGACTGGACGTAATCAAAGCACCGCTGATCTACGAGATGGATGGGATCACGTACACCTCGACTGATCGGATGATGGTGGTGCGCAAACCCACGGCAGACGACCCCAAGCCACGCGCCTTCGGTGTGGTGAGCAACAGCTGGAAGCTGCACCAGTATGTTGAGATGGCACAGGTGTTTGACAAGCTGTCGGAGACGCACCAGGTAGAGTCTGCTGCGGTTCTCAAGCACGGTGCGATGGCGTTCGTTACCTTCAAGAGCGGGGAGTGGGATGTTTGCGGGGATCCGATGGAGAGCTATTTCGCTCTCAACTTCTCGATGCAACCGGGCACGTCGACAACCTGCATTCACACCCCGATACGGGAGGTGTGCTGGAACACCCAGATCATGGCGGAGGCCGCCGCGAACGTTTCGTTCCGGATTCCGCACACGGCAGACACGATGGACCAGCTGGCTGTGGCGGCTGAGCTTCTGGAGAAGTTTGAGCAGACAAAGGCAGCGGCGAAAGAGGTCTGCGAGGCCTTTGCTAAGCGGTCGCTGACTTCGGACGAGGCCAAGATGATCTTCCAGGCCGCATACCCTGACCCCACGATGCCGGCAAAGCTCTCGGCGGTTGGTGGCTTTGACGAGGAGGAGAGATTCCAGTTTGCGAAGGATCTGGACCCGAATCGGATGGCCGCGATGGCCATGGACAAGCAGCGCTTCGAGGCTTTGATGGACAAGCGGCTGGCGCTTCGCAACGAGTGTATCGGACAGTACAGCGCCTTTGAACCCTCCAGGCTCGGAGGCACCGCTTGGGCGGCGTTCAACGCTGTGTCCGTTGTTGCGGACTGGCGCAACGGAACGAACCCCGGTGCATCAACTTTGTTTGGCGAGCGCGCCGGCGAGAAGCGGCGGGCCTTTGTCGCCGCGAACCAATTCGTAGCGTAACAGAAGCGGCAACGGAGGGGCGCAGGGGAGGGCGCCCCTCCACACGGATGGAGAACCAATGGCCAAGTACAAGGGACCACTGACGGGTCGCGGGATGATTCGGAAGCAGATGCGGAGCAACTTGGCGGCTACATTGGGGACGGCTAAGAAGTTGAAAGCGGTGTCGCGGGAGGTGCGAATCATACTGAAGGACGTGTCGGATCCGGACCTGGACCGTATCCGGGAGGTGTTTGCCAGGCATGGCTTGACCGCGTCGCAGACGGTGCAGGTTTTGTCTCTGCTACCACGTACGCATCGCATGGCTTTTTACGTGGCGAACCTTGGTCTGACCGGTTCGCCCCCACACCCCTAGACGATTCACAAGAGCTCCTCTCCATCGGGGCAGTGTCCAGTAGTTAATAGTTAACTGGCACTGCCCCACCTTACTTTTTCCAGCCTTCTTGTGTTCCTGGTCGATTCCCTCCCAGGACTTATCAAGGAGGAGGTCACATGCTGGAAATTACCCCGCTCACCCATCCCGAACTATTCGTGGAAGAGGACTTCAAGATTGAGGACCTTCTACGTGACGCAAGCCATCAGACAATCCAGACGCAGAACGGCCAGGTTGGTATTGCCGTCACGCCGGAGACAGAGATCAGCGAGATGACCCGTGGTAACGGCAAGGAGAAGCCACCGTCGTTCCTGGTGACGTTCTCAACGAACAAGCTGGCGCGGGATGGTTGTGTGTTGGATGCGGCGGGTCTCGACGTAAAGAATTTCCGCAAGAATCCCGTGGTCTTGTTTGCACACAACTACGACAGCATTCCCATTGCGAAGTCTCCGAATGTGAACTACGTCAAGGGTGCGACTCGATCGCAGGACAAATGGACCGGCCGCCCCGAGTTCCATATGCAGACCGACCTGTCACGTGATATCTGGTGGATGGTTGAGAACGGGTACCTGCGCGCATGGTCGCTCGGGTTCATCGTCCACAAGTTCAAGCGGCTCAAAGCGAGTGAGGTTGGCATCAAGAAAGCGGACCCGGATGCGACAGAGGAGATCGATTGCCGTCGGATCTGGGACCGGTTCACAGCGACGGAGCTTCTGGAATACTCGTCTGTCCCGGTGCCTTCGGATCCGCTCGCGCTAAAGAATTCGATGGCAGCGCTTCGTGAAGCAGGACATTCTCTGGACTCGTTGGAGGCTGTGCTCAGGGATTCGGGTATTGAAGTCCCGTCCTTGGTGAAGCATGACGTAAAGCCGTCGGATCCGGAGCCAGAGGTTGAGGCCTGGCGGGAACCAATCGAGACGGATACGCAGATTGAAATACCGGTTCGTGACGCGGCCCTGTTTGTGGAAGACTCGTGCAAGTCCATAACGCTACGCCAGGAAGATGGTGTGTCTGCGGTGGTTGGACAGGTTGTGGACGCGGAGGATGAGGCCACGCGTATCTTGCGCTTCGTGTTCGACAAGAAGGAAGACCGCACCTTGGACGACGCAAAGACGTGGGTTCGCACATACCGGGGAAGTGTTGACAGCGCGCGTGGTGCTTTGCGGGCAAACGGTGAGGATCCGGACATGTTTGGTTTCGTGTTCACGGAGCCGGACGAGAATCATGTCCGTGTTGTGATGCCGATCGTGATCAATGAGCCGGTGGTTTCCTTGAAGACCAAGGAAGACCTACTTGCACTGTTGTTGAAATAAAGTGTGTGGGAGTCGTAAACTGTAACGATTCCCCACAAAGAAAGAGGGCACTGCCCTGGAGGTGATTATGCCGCCTGAGACGAAGAAACCCGAAGGGGCCGTGATGACCAGCAAGGAGGAACTTGAGGCAGCTATCAATGAACGAGCCGAAGCGCTCGCGTCACGGATGGCCGAATCCATTCTCGACAGGATGGACGCGCGCCGCGCCAAGTCCGAGCAGGATGCTGCAGAAGCAAGGGCACAGGAAGCCGCTGATCTTGTGGCAGCGACAGAGCGTGCTGCCGCCGAAGAGAAGCGCTTGAATGACCTCGTGGAGCAGAAGGTGAAGGAGCGCATCGAAGCCTCGCCGGCGATGCGGCCGAACCTGATGCCGACCGTTCCCGCCAGGCCCGGTACGATGATCGACAAGCTGGACGATGAGTCGCGCAGCTTTGTCGGTGCTCTTCGTGACGCCGCGGACAATGAGCATCCGCGAGAGGTGCTGAAGGATTGGTTCAAGGGTCGAGCAGTACTCAACACCGGCGACGGTGAGGGTACCGGGTCGAGCAACGCCGACTACCTGCTCCCGACCGGTCTGTCGGACATGATCGTGCGGGAGATGGCGGAGATCGTTCAGTTTGAACCGCTCTGCACGCAGTTCACAAAGAAGAAGAGCCGCGGCGTCGTGCCGAAGCTTTCCAACGTCACGACGTACTCGAAGGCAGAAGGCGTGTCGTACACCGAGTCGACACCCACCCTCAGCCGAGACATGTGGTATGCGTACAGCTTCGGTGCCTTTGCGAAGCTGACGAAGGAGACGATCGAAGACTCCGAGTACGACATCGTCAACGTGATCAAGCAGCAGTTCGCCGAGGCCCTTGCGGCCGAGAAGGACAAGCAGCTGTTGATCGGTCAGAACAGCGACGCGCCTTACGGGCTCTACTACACAGCGTCTCTCGACACTTACGCACTGTCGGGCGACCTTTCGTATGACGCCTTGGTTGAGCTCGAGCACACGATCGACGCACGGTATCGTGACACGCGGCGCTGCGTTTGGGTTGGCTCGGACACGAACCTCAAGCGTATCCGCAAGATCAAGGACAACGACGGCCGTCCGATCTTCGAGCGCGCGCGCACCGCAGGTGATGGCACGGGAGTGTATCCGACCGTGTTGGGTTACCGGTACGTGAACGCAAAGGGTCACTTCCCGGACACCCAGATGCACTTCGGAATGCCGGAGCATTACTGGGTCTGGAACCGTCAAGGTCTTGTCGTAGACCTGAGCGAGCACGGGTATGACGGCACAGCCGACGCCTGGCTCAACGACGAGATGTGGCTCAAGATCAAGCAGCGATTCGACGGCATGGTAACGCTGACGAACGCCTGGGTCAAGGCCACAGGTATCAGCGGCTGAGTCTAGCAGCCTAGCAGAGACCGAGACGCCCCGGAGAAATCCGGGGCGTTTTTGTTTGACTTAGAAAGTCTGTGCCTGCTACAATACCCTCGTGGACGATACCCATGTGGAGCGTTCAGGAGACAAGGCATGCAGCTAATCGTGTTCAGCGGTGACGTAGACGATGTCTTTCGGGAAAACGGACAGACGTACAAGGCGGAGGTTGACCCTTGTGTTGTTAGCGACGAGCGTGCGCAGGCTCTGTTTAATAGCGGCTCGGCTCGGCCGGTGCTGATGGGTGATCCCATTTCCGATAAGGCTTCGGCCATTGTTG